TCGTCAGGGTTAACCCAATCTAGCCAAAACATCCATACTAACCAAAGTAGGACTATTGTTATCGTTCCGTTCATGTTTCTATTTTTTATGTGCTTCTAATTTCTTTTTTAATTCCTTATAGTAAGGCACTTTCTTAGACTTCTTTACTGACTTATTGCCCTTAATGTGTCGGTTTAAGTCACCAATCAATAAGGCTCTAAGTTCTCCATCAACCTTACACCAAATTCGGTTATGTTTGCGACCTTCTCCCTCTAATACGACTCCTTCCTTCTTCTCTTTCTTATCTTCCCCCTTCTTTGCTGCGTATTTAAATTGCATATCGCTAACCTCCTCATTTACAAGCACCTTCTCACTACTTACTACTTCTACTTCCTCCTTAACTTCTTGCTCAATTACTACCTCCTGTACTACTTCGGGTGTATGTTGGGTATCTTCCTCTTTTACCTTTACTTCTAACTCCTTAACCCATAACCTCTCCCATCCTGCATAGTACCAACGGCAAAGGAAGAGTGCAACCATAAATATGATTGTGCCAATAGCCAAGCAACCCCCAAATGACTCACACCAAGCCGAATGTTCAATGAGTATTTCCTCGTTTGCTTGATTCGCCTTATCTATATTCTTATTCATTTTAGCAACAGAAGCCATGAAGTATTTATTTAAGCTATCCTGAGCGTTAGAAACATCTGCTATCATTTTCTCGTAAGGTTCGCTAATGTAATCTTTACTTGACAACCTCCAAGGGCAGTCTTTACAATCTCTTTTCTTATTAGTTGTCCAGTAATCCTTTTTTGTATTAATAGCTAATATCTTTTGATTATGCCAATAGCTAGTATCTGTTTGAACCATAATGTTACCCTCCATTCTAACGTTAGCAGTATCAACTAATTCAGGAGCAGTAACGAAAAGCTGAACAGCATCAGGAGTAAGGTAGTAGGTTGCAGGGGTAGATATACAGTAAGCAAATATCATAAAAGGGTAGATGATTGGGCTAATTACCTTATCATCTAATCGCATTGAATGGAATGTCCTATTAGTTAACCCCACACCATACTCAACCAAACCAAACCCAGCTAAACAAAGGATTATAAAAGGAATACCATTTGCACCCATTCTATCCCACAGCAAGCAAACAGCGCCGCTAGAAGCAAGGACAAAACTATTAGCTTGGCAAAAGTGACCTATCCAGTTAAGGAGGGTAGCGCCTTTTTTCATCCTAGCATAAGCAGTTTTTTTTATATGCTTTTTCTTGGTTTGTTCTAACTTATCTCTGTCAACTGTTTCTTTTACCTCCTTGTTTATTTTTTCGTGATGTTCCATATTATTTGTTTTTAGATTTCTTTAATAATACTTGCTTATTTGAGTAAAACGTATTACTTTTGAAACACAAGATAAGCATTTCTATTGAAAGATGCAACATATGTAATACTAAATGAACAAAGACACAAGTATAAATATCAAATGTGGTAAAGCTTTAAAAGAAGCTGTAACGGAAAGAGCGAACAAAGAGGGTATGACTTTCTCTGATTTCGTTAGATGGGTTTTAAGGAGCTCATGTAAAGAGCCAGTAAGCCTTTCCAGTTCGGAAGCAAACAAAGACAATCAAGACACAAATTAATTCATTTCAAATTGGGCATTTCGTGCCTTTCAAAAAAGTGGGTTTGTTTGATAAATTTCTAGAGCGGGTAGTGTGAGAACTGCCCGCAAGTTTAAATTTAAACCTATAACATGAATAAGCAGGATTTAGAAAGAGCAAACGAAATACAGGTAAGACTAGCTAATTTGGAACTACTAAAAACAACATTAGAACCGCCCCAAGGTTTTATGAAAGTTGATAAGGTCCAACTAGAAAGCGCTATATTAACCCTTATAGACCCTGATGCAATAGAGCATATAGTTTCAAGTATAAATAAATACATTGATTCGGAAACAGAAAAGCTAAACGAAGAGTTTAAAAACCTATAACATGACTAGAGTAAGCAAGAACATAGCAAAAGAACTAACCTACATCAACAGGATTAAGGCGCTAGAGAAGAAGGTGGCGAAGTTGGAGGAGAACGAGGAGCAATTGAAAGCGTTCATAGAGGAATGTATAGACTACGAGGAACAAGACAGCAACCCACAGGCTGTATATGGCTTAAATCAAGTTAAAAGATATATTGAAAACAACCAAAATAAATAAAATGGCAAAACCACTAGAGAACTTGATGAATACCACTATTGAAACGATCATCGAAGCAATAGAAAAGAAGCCCTGGACAGCGTTTATTAACAATACTGTTGCTTTTACAGGCGTTATCATCAACAACAAAGGATTGATAGAGGACATTAAGAAAGTGCAAGGAAGCCCCACGCTAATAACTGAGATGGAAGAAAGAGCCGTTCAGCGTTTTGGTAAGAAGTACGAGAACGAATTAGTAAGTAAAATCTTTAAAATGGTTTGGGCTGCTGTGGTATTCAACATTAGTACAGTTATCGCAATTGATGAAGTTGTACGAGAACATAACCACGATAAAGCACTTAAATAGTTGCTAAATAGCACTTTATTTCGTATATTGAATAAAGTTTTTGACATAAGCTAGGGGCGTGTGATTATTATTAGGAATTGGAGTTCATAGGGAATACACGCCCCGTTTGAAAAGATAAGCCGCAGCATTTTATTAAATCTAAGTTCAAAGGATTATATCCCCCCGCTGCGGTTTTTAAATGGCGTTGAAGCTAGAAGGATGGAGCAACAGGGATTACGTACCATGTAACTCGTAGGTTCGAATCCTACCAAAGCCACAAAAACAAATCGAGGGATTTGTAAAAGAGTAGTTCGTCGTATGGCTGCCCTTTTAAAATAAGTAATAAGGTTTCATCACCTTAGTTTTTGGGTTTTTAATTGGAATGGTGTTCAAGCCCTGCTCCGTAGTGATGGCAGGGCTTTTTAAAACAAAAGTATGGAAGATAATCCTAATGTAATAATAGAACTTACACCACTAGAAGCGAATAACCTGCTCAATAAGCTTAAGCAACTAGCAGACAGCATAGAAGCACAAGCAGTAAGAGAGGTTAGACTAATGAGAGGAGACGAAGATTTGGCAGTAGGTACGATTAGTTGGATATATGGACAGATAATAAGCCAAAGCGACAAGATCAACCCCGAACAGGTTTTTAAAGATATGTCGGACTATGATAAAACATTCCGAGAAGAACAAAACAAGGAAGCTGCCAACAACTAATGACAAATCGCCAGGAAGAACAAGAACAAGCCAGAATACTCAACCGCAAGAAAGCCACAACCCCCGAAGTGTGCAGACGTAGAAACGTTGAAGTACGAAGGATGTTTTTTAATTGGTTGCGTAAACACAAAGAATACAACTCATGACAGAGAAGCAAGCACTAAACCAACTAGCCAAGAACAAGCGCAAACGAGACAAGGAGTTTAAGACCATGTACCAAACATGCGTTAAGAAGGTTAGAAAGATGCAACATTCAAAAGATATTAAACGTTCTATTATTAACGACTTGCAGAAATGCGAGAATATTGATTTAATGAAGCACCTGTCATTAGACGACATAAAAACAAGCATAGACTACCAAGTATCAGTAAATAAGTTCTTAGAGCTTGAATTTATAGCCTATGATTATCCTGTAAGACCTGTTTACGTAATAGGCATACTGGGGCAGATATGCGAGATCATAAGAAAGAGGCACAAGTACTTAGATTTTAAAAAAGAAATGTTCACAGAATGACACCACCAACAGAAGCAGACACAAGAAAGTGTACTAGGGTTGTGGCTAGTTATGAACAATAAGAAGGAACATAAGCAAGGGACAACTTATGACAGATAAACAAAAAAGGTTTTGCGAAGAATATGTATTAGATTGGAACGCTACAAGGGCAGCAATAGCAGCAGGATATAGCGAAAAGACAGCTTATTCAATAGGTAATGAAAACCTGAGCAAACCTGAAATAGCTACTTACATAGAGAATATACAAAAAGACTTCTCTAAATTAGCAGGATTAAGCAAGCTAGGAGTATTAGAGGAGCTTAAAAAGGTGATACTAGAAACGAACACAGAAAAGGTGTCAACTAGGGATAAACTCAAAGCCTTAGAAGTTGTTAATAAGATGCTCGGATTTAATGAAGCAGAAAAGCAAACTATCACATCTAAGAGAGAAATAGTAAATGTCAATCTAACCAAAACAACAGTAAAACCAATAACCAACGAAAGCGAGTTATTTGATGACGATTGATAAACCGTTCATACAATCCCCTGTATTTGATTGGAATTACTACTGTGAGAAACCAATAGTAATAAACCAAGGGGGAACGAGTGCAGGGAAAACATACTGCATTTTACAAGTTCTTATACTCAAAGGCTCAGAGAAAGCAAACCAAGTTATAACCGTTGTAGGGCAAGATGTACCTAATCTAAAGGTTGGAGCAATTCGTACCTTTGAAATGGTATTATCAGATTCCCCTTTCTTAGCATCATTCTTAGACCCTAAGCCAAATAAAACAGATAAGACGTGGAAGTTTAACAACGGTTCAATAATAGAGTTTAAGAGCTTTGACGATGAACAGGACGCAAAAGGAGGAAGGAGAGACTATTTATTTGTAAACGAGGCGAACGGTATTAGTTACGCCATTTATGACCAATTACAAGTAAGGACTAAACAACAGGTATTTATTGATTATAACCCTAGTTGTCCTTTTTGGGCGCATAGTAATTTGATAGGGAATGAAGATGTACAGTTATTTATTTCTAATTATAGACACAATCCTTTTTTAGATCCTCGCATTATAAAGAAGATTGAAGCATGGAAGGGTAAAGACCCTGAGAAATGGAAAGTTTACGGTTTAGGTGCAACAGGAACAACAGAAGGTGTAATCTTTAAAAATGTTAACTGGATTAGTGAAATGCCCAAGAATCTTAAGCGTACTAGCTTTGGAATGGATTTTGGCTTTACTAATGACCCTACAACCTTAACGAAATGCGGAGTAAGTGATGGAGAGTTATTTGCTGAACGTTGGCTATACGAGTATGGTATGACATCAAGCGACATTAATCAAGCTTTAATAGCTATAGACTTTGATAAAAAGGCTACTATTTGGGCAGATAACGCAGACCCGAAAACTATTAAAGAACTTCGTAATTATGGATGGGACGTAAGGCCATGTAAGAAGGGAGCGGATAGTATAAGACACGGCATAGATAGAATAAAGAAATACGAAGCATTAAACATAGTTACCTGTAAATATTGGAAAAAAGAACAAATTTCGTATATTTGGGGTAAAGACAAGAAAACAGACGAGCCAACAAATAAGCCTGTTGATAAATTTAATCACCTTTGGGATTCATTGAGATATGGCGAACAAGGTCTAAATAAAGGGCAAAGGGCTAAAACGAATTATAGGAACTAATGGCATTTAAATTAGCATTAACAACATTTAACAGCGGATTAGAGGGACAGTATGCCTGTTTATTGGGCAACTTCCAGAACTTCGCTACAATAACACCTCCAGTAACAGAGGCTGATATGAGGTCTAAACTAGAAACGGGACAGTTTCAGGCGTTTAGTAATGATGGTTGGCTTAGTTTCGTGGCTCAAATGAGTGCGTGTCCATTAGATGAAAGTGTTTTAACCGCAGCGGAACGCTCGATAGTTAATACGCTTAGATTTATTATAGCACCTCCAGCACAAACGGCATGTTGTGATAGTACTA